AGGGATTTCATGGGTGGCCGTGACACTGCTACCGGTGATATGGCCATTACAAGTGCCGAACTACCCCCATACAAGGGTATTCCAGTGAAATACGCACCAGTACTCAATCAACAGTTCCCAGACAATGGGGATGCTGTGTTAAACGCATTTGAAACGCCTATAATCCTTGCACAGCCAAATAACTTGATATTTGGCCTATTCCAAGAGATTAAGGTTGAACAAGACCGTGAAGCAAAAGCAGCCAGAACTGACTTTGTTGTACAAGTTGAACCCGCAGCTGGCATAGAAGTTCCAGAGGCTGTCGTAGTGGCCTTGCCAAATGCTAACAAGAACGCTGCTGATGGTTTGTTCGCCACAACATGATAGTGGCGAGTATTTTTCTATTTTCCCGTTTTTAAGGGTGGTAGAAACCATATGATTGATGAGGATCTATTAAAAATTTTCACGGGGGTCAGTAAAGAGACATTCGAATTGGAAACGGATGAAGAATTAGATAATCTGCTAACAGAATTCATAGGGATGGCCAAATCCCTGATAGAGGACTATTGCAACCGTGATTTTGGGGATGACCCTCCAAGGGCTGTTAAAAATGTCTGTCTACGATTAGCTGCGAATATAGTTGTCCAGGCGGTTGCACGGCAGGATACAGATCTAACCAGGAGCGGAGAATATTCTACGAAAATAACTGATAGTAAGGTGTTTACACAGGATTTAAAGGATGATCTTCGCCCATACTTGAATAACATGATACAAATGCAGCCAATAACAAATACGGATGGAGAGGCCCAGTAAATGGTGCAAATAAAGATTAACATCAAGGATTTGGAAAAACTAAAGCAATTACTTGCAGAAAAATTCGAGGAATTTCTTAGGCAAGGGACTGAAAAAGCAGTACGATTCTACGAACAACAATTAATAGGTTATACGCCGGCGAGAAGCGGTGCTGGGGGTGGGGGGCACCTCAGATCCAGTATAGCCTTCAAAAAAATCGGAGAACTAACATACAGAGCCACACCAAAATACTACTTCGAATTTCTTGACCAAGGAACCGGGGTTCACGGACCACGCAGGGATTATATCAGGCCTAAACGGGCCAAGGTGCTGGCATGGACCCTAACAGGCGAGCCTTGCAGCAAAGGGGTGAAATGCATATTCGCAAGAAAAGTTTCAGGTATAAAACCCTTCAAAATGAGTGAAAAGGCCGAACGGGACCTCAGAGCCGATGCTGATAGGATATACCAGCTTGTAGCCTCCCGAATCTTCAAATGAGATGGTGGTAGATGATGGAAGAGGTATACGATGTTGTGGAGAACATCATAAGCAAAATGAAAGATCTGCTGGAGAAATCAGAGGATATTGGGGTTTCACATGTTTATGTCGGGCCTTTGATTTCTTCGAAGCTCAGGGGCCTGCCCGCGCTTTGGATAATCCCTGACACTCTTTCTTTTGAGTCTGAGGAAATGCACATGGACCTATACAGGTATAATGTCACAATATTGTCACTAAACAAGCCTAAAACAATATTGAAATCTCCGATTACGGGTGCTAAGCAAGTCTCAGAGGCATTCAAGGTTATACGGGCTGGTTTCAGGGAAGATGCGAGTACGAGGGCTTATGTCCAGAATATCAGATTGCAAAAACTTGATTATATTGGGGAAAACATTGAAAACATGAACCTTTTCATCACATCCTGCCAAATAAGCTTTCTTATAAGGGTAAAACCCTAAAAACGGGAGAATAAACTTTTGTAGAGGTGATATGAAATGACTGAAAGGAAAGTGGGAATAAAAAGAGAGGCGACATTTGGAACTGCCGAATCAACGATTTCATTCTATTCAGAACTATCCAGCTTCAACCCAAAAATTGAAGGAGAAAACCTTACACGTGAAACACTATCGGCACGAGCCCCAAAAATAGTCAGACCCGGCGAATACAGTGTTAGTATTGATTTTGAGGGTTTCTCAGACCTTGAGAGGATAGGGCATTTCTTATACGGTGTTTCCGACAATTACAAATTCACAGGGGGTTCCACGGGTCAGCCAAACACACATGAATTCTATGGGGGTGTTGGGAGGCTGTTACCCAGTTTCACAATATTTGCAGCGTATGATGAATTTATGAGGAAATATTCAGGGGCCATAATAAATAACCTGAAGTTTGACATGAAAAAGGAGCTTATCACTTTTTCAGGGAAAGCTATTGCGAAAACGGCTTCTGAGATCACAACGATGCCAACGGAGCCAACAGCCCCACAAAATTTCAAGGATACCCCGTTAGCCTTCTACGAGGTTGGTGTTAAGATAAACAATAAAGATTTGCCGGCCCCAACCCAAAACTTGACCATAGAGATTGAGAATGAGATAAAGAAGGATTTGGCTTTTGGTTTGGGGTCAAGGTTCATGCAGATCCAGCCTCCCGCACAATCAAGGACCGTAACGATGGAATTGGATACAGCAGTTCTAAATGATGACTGGAATGATTTCATAAAGCTTGCGGAGTTCGGTTCTTCAAGTGCAACAACCCCTGAGTATAGCGTTGGGGAAATACCAGTCTCTGTGACCATAAATCCAATGGATAACAGTTCTAATGAGTTGACAATGACTTTGCCGGCCGCTACGATCGAAGTTGATTATGGTATTAAAAGCACGGATGTCATTGACTTGAAATTTAAGTTTGTGGGGTTGCAGAAGGGAACGGTGACCTTAACGGATAATACACAAGTCACAACTGATTATTATGTGAAATTGAAGAATCATATGTCCGATATTAGCAGTTCATAAAGGAGGTGTGAACTTTGCCTTTAAAGAGCATTCTTGCTAAGAAGCCCGGTGCAGCTAAGACGGACCTTGTGAAGAATTATAAGGCCCTCAAAGATGAGAGCAAGGTCTATGAGTTCGAAGGGGTCTTTGTAAAAGGGTATAAATCATTTTGGATATGGATAGTGAATATATTGAAGGCTGTTGCAGACCTTGAGACGACTGTCAGTTCCTTGGATGTTAGTGAGATACAATATGCTTTAGATGAGATAAACACAACCCTTGCAAGCATACAATCGACATTGGACGAGCATGAGACCCGTATTTCTGTATTGGAGAACCCAGAATCCCCATAATGGTGGGATAATCTTTTAAATTTTTTATTTAAATTTTCCATGAAAAAAGAGGTTTGGAGGCGTTAAATTTGACCATACTAAATAAAGAAAGCATATTGAAAGGATCCGAGAATATACAGACAGTTTTTATCGAATCCCTTGATGGAGAAATAAAATTAAGGCCATTGACAAGTGCTGAATGGCAGGAAATCACAACAGAAGAACAAAAAGCAATAGGTGAAGTGAAGCTCAAAGTGGGTAGTTTGAACCGAACGGATGGGACTATGAGCATAGATTTGGCGAAACAAACAATAGCAACCTTCCGTGCGAAGGTGAAGGCTGTTGCGAAGGCCATGAGCGTGGACGGTGTCGAATGGGCTGAGGAAGAGGTAGAGAAGCTTCTACCGGGTGTCGTTGATGAAATATTTGAGACTGTGAGGGAAATAAGCGGTATAACGATTGAGGAAGCTGAATTGGATAGCTTTCGTGAATAGTGATGAAGGCAAAGCAATAATAATCCTCGACGAGCTTGGATACAAGCTTACAAGCCTCCAAAAAGATCTTACGCCTTTGCAAGAGGCGTTCCTATTGAAAGGGTATGCGAAACTTCAAGAAGAGAGAAATAAGGCGATAGAAGATGAAATGAATAAAAGATAAGGTGTAATACTTTCTGGATTTAGTGGTGGATGGTGGAAAATGCCCGTCAATGTAAAAATCCTGATACAGGCCGTGGATCAGGCCAGTAAGGTAATGCAAAAGGTTACTGGGTCCGTTAAGCAGGCGGAGACCCAGATGAAGAGTTTGGGGAATATCAGCCGAAATACGGGTAATACTATCCAAACAGGCATGGATAAGTCCGCAAACGGCATAAAAAAGGCTGAATCAGCCACAAAAAATTTGCAAGGTTCCCTGAATGCAACTGCCAGAACTGCCAGCACAGTAGGGTCCACGGGTTCACGGGCCTTCAATGAAATAGGTAACAATGCCACGGCCGCCGGGTCAAAAATAACAAATGCTGGCCGGTCCCTAACAGGTATAAGGACTGAATTGAATTCCACATCCGCCACGGGTTCTTCTACTTTTTCAAGATTATCATCCGCCGCATCTTCTGCTTTTTCCCGGATGGGTAGTGTGGCAAGGTCCACATTCGCATCAATCAGATCCGGGATAAGCACGCTTGCAGAAGCTTTTTCCGGCCTTGAAGGTGCAATTAGTGGTGTTATTGGTAGTTTCGGTGCTTTACAGATGGCTACCACAGCAGTAGGGGGAGCTATGGACAGAGAACTTACACAAGCTTGGATGACCACGAAAGTGGGAACACAAAGAGCAAAAGAATATCAACAAGTTATAAACCAAATTAACATGGTGAGCCCCGCACCATCCAGCTTCATCAACCAATTAGTCACAGGGGCTGTTGCAAGGCAAACGAATCTTTCAGCATCTGCTTTGAGGACATTAGGGCAGGCTGCAAGTGATTATTTTGTTGCTTCAATGGCAATGGGGAAAAATGCAGTAGAAACACAAGCGGACTTGATCGATTATATTAACACAGGAAACACAGGCCAGCTTGAAAGAGATAGCATATTAAAAAATCAGATAAGTAAATTGAAGGATCAAGCAACAGTAGAAGAAAGAATAAAAGCTTTAAATGAGGCTTTGAAGGCAGAAGGGTATGCTGGAATCTCACAATTAGACACAGCGAAAATAAAACTTGAAGAAGCAAAAGGAAGAATAGAAGAAGCCCTAATAGTCCTTGGATCAAGAATACTACCTGTTATAAGCCAAATACTTGACAAATTCAACTGGTTAGACCAAAAAACAGGGGGATGGGTTTCAACACTTCTTATAGCTGTTGGAGGGATCATAGCAATTGGCAGCGCCTTTGGCATGGTTGCCGTGGCCTTAAAACCGCTTTTCGAGGTTAAAACGGCACTAATGGAGTTTATAGACGGTTCAACAACTCTATCGAGTATTTGGGGTGGCCTACGAACCCAATTTGCTGTTGCAAGAGCTGAGTTGGCTTTCGCAGCCCGTGAAGGCACATTCTTGAGCGTTGTTTTCAATAAGATGCAAGCAGTCCCCGGTTTGCTGATTAAAAAATTGAGAGAGCTCAGAACAACAATATTCGGGGTTACAGCCGCTCAAGAAGCTTCTAACGCTGCACAAAGCAAAGGATTGCTCTTAAGGATAAGAGAAGGCCTTGCAAGTGCAGCAGCAGCCGTAAAAAACATTATACTCGCAGGGTCTATAAATTTGGCGGCTGGAGCACAAGCCTTATTTAACGCTGTAATGAGCATAAACCCCATCTATCTTGTTATCATGGCTATTGGGGCACTCATAGCTATTCTATTATATCTGTGGAACACTAATGAAGGATTTAGAAATGCAGTTATGGGTTTGTGGGAGAAACTGAAAGGATTTGCACAATGGTTATGGGATGGGCTTGTATCAGCTTTTAATAAGGTTAAGGACGCTTTAAAACCGGTTATTGATGCTCTTAAATGGTTATATGATGTTATTGTGAAAGACTTGCAAGATGCATGGAGCAATCTAACGGAAGGAGCGTCTAATGCATGGAATTATCTGCAGGGCTTTGGT